GCAGGGATGCTCGAGGAGCGCATCACTGCAGATGACCTCCATGCGTTTTTCAAGCGCTGGGGTTGGAAAGCCAAGGTTAGGCAGGTCAAGTTGGACGGACCTGATTACCTTGAGTTTGTTGGCGAACGTGCCTTGATGGTCGACGGAAAACCAATTTTCGTCAAGGACCAAGAGGGCAACAATCGGTTGGTGAGCGCACCTCCCATCAAACGATTGTTGCAGGAGAAGGCGTGGACAACAACAAATATGCTCCCATGCGAGGTGCAGGCGACACTTAAGGTGTATGCCATTAGGCTTGGCACCCAGTTCCGCTCAGTTCCACCTATTTATCAGTTTGCTCGATCTATGTTTGATGACAACAAGAACGGCAAGCCTGGACAGGTGAACAAAGCAGCCCTTCAGGATATAGAGATGAACCTCGGTCCTGAAGGCAAGGCGGAGCTGACCGTTTTCCCTGAGCCGGAATTCACAAACGAGGCAGTGTGGCGAGAGTGGGCACACGTCTCGGCAGGGGAGACGACGGACCTTGAGTGGTCCTTGATGACGGGGTTGACCACCCTGAAATCCCACGGCTTTGATCTTCAGGCGGTTATTCCAGCCTCCTGGAGGAAGGCTGACTGATCAGCTAGCCGGGGCCCCCGCCACCGAGGGGCCGTATAAATATCGGGGTGATGCGTGTGTGTTGTCAGGGGGGCACCGTGTGCTCAAAATTACCTAGTGTTTTGCTCGTGGACACTAGGGTCGCGTGACTCGGTTAGGCCCTTCCCAGGGGTACTGCCGGACGACGGAATGCAGCCGTTACGCGATGCAACCCATATCCAGTGCGTTATGCTAGTACTGGACTAGACTTTAAGATAAGCCCAGCAGTCTAGGGGACCTTATGCCTCAGTAGCCGGAACGTGAAAACGGTGAAGAGCCTGGTGGTTTAGCAAACCTTACGGTGAGGGCGCTCTCTTCCCGCATCCCCTGCGGTTCGGTGGTTGGAGCCCACCTAGAAAAGAGAGTTCGTGCACGATTGGCTGGGGAAGGGGAACAGCTCGCAAGACGGTCAGCTGCTGAGTAACCTACGGCAGTTAGATTAAGTCGCCTCGAGTGTAGTACCTGGATAGTGCGTTCATGTAGCTTGCATGGGTGCATGTAGAGGCTAATCATCAGTCCACTTGTGCTTTGGCACCAACATTGAGTCATTGAGATGCGTTCTCGTTGGGATGAGTTCCCGATTTTGACGATGTGTTGGCCACTTATGTCGCTG